TCCCCATGTCAACGGGATTCTGGGTATGGGCCAGAAACTCGAGCTGTCTCTGCCGCTGGGTTTCACGCTGCGCTGCAAGCGCCGCGCCTTGTACCGAGACGTTCTCCTCGCCGGTTAACAAGCCTGTCGTATCCGTCAGCAAAATCATATCGATGAGCTGCTGCAGCGCGGGCTCGATGATGTCCCCATCGATGTTCGCGGCGACGGTCTGCAGGATCTTGCTGGCGTTCTGCATCAGCATTGCGAGGCCAGATGCAGTCCGACCCGCGCCACCGGGAGTTTGCCCGCCAATGTAACGTGGGATCGCCGATACGTCATCTGCGAGATCCACGAAGGCTTTGAAAGTTTGTATGAGGCTCTGCGAGTTGTCTTGCGGCTGGAAGAACTCGACTGGCTGCTTGTTATTCGAACCGACGGGATCGTTCCTCGCGTGCCACCGCTTCCATGGAAATAACTCGTCGGTCGCTTCCGTCGGTAGAATACGGTCGTCGTTGATGACGACCTGGGGGCCGCTGGCGATCGATACGTTATTGACCAAAGAGCGAAGTGTGGCATTGGCCACTTCCTGGAGGTCAGCGATGATGTCTGTGAGGCCGTTACCCACGGGGGTTCCAGGAATCTTCTCAAAAGAGGTGATAAAATAAGGGTGTCTTTGCCGCGGCGACGGATTGAGAATGACCTTGATGACATGTGAACCAATGCACCATGCCTGCACTCGATAATCGCGCAATGGATCGGTGATGCCCGGTACGCCGTTTTCTTGCAAGACTTCGCCCAGAACATTGCCGTTATATTCCATCTGCGAGATCAGCTGAGAGCGATTCCATTGCGGATTTTCACGGCTTTCTTGCACCGCCCTTTCCGCATCGGTCGTGTCCCAGTTATCGTATAGTCCGCCTCTCCCGAACTCGGTCAACACCGCACGCACTTCATCCTGATCAAATCCGGGGATATCCAAACAATCGTTGAGATCAGCACGGGTGATGCGTGATTTTTCAATGACTGCAGCGCTCTGAATGTCCCCCACTCCCGGTGTCCACCACAGGTCAAACGGGCTGACCCTTTCCCAGGTCAAAATCGGTTGTTGGATGACCTGTGGCTGTCCGCCGTTCGGCGGCCAAATAATCTTCGGCTTGATGCGAACGACTGGTCCTTTAATGCATCCGAATGGAAAAATCGGCAGGTCGACGAGGAATTCGGCGAGCGCATCGTAGAACCCGCCCTCACGCAAAATCTCCTCGACCTTGTCCTCCGACACCTGGGCTGCCTCTTGCGCCTTTTTCCTCGCTGCCTGCTCCGCCGACCGCATCAGCTCGCGTCGCTGATTGCTCAGATCGTCGGGTGACGGTGGCTGACCGAGCGTCTCGGTCACCATCTGAGCTTGCCCTTGGATCAGCTGATCCATCCGCTGGATGATCTCTGGCGGGACATCGACCCATGCTGGCGCCCGAATTTTCCACGACCGATCCGGCCCAAGATAGATATCGCGTAGGAGGGAGGCCGCAGCCCGACACTTTTGTGCGGTTAACCTGGCGTAGACCTGCGACCCCCCGAATTTTGCTACCTCCTTGAATTTTGTGGGATTGTACTGGCCGTTATAGACCCGCAATGCCTCGATGAGGCGATTTGACCAGCCGGCTGAGGTATTGCGGTGGTTTCTGAATATCTCAAATTGGCTCTTAACGTAACCCACAAGTTGCGGAACTGGCGGCGCCGCAGGGCGTAACGCCTCCTGCCGAGCGCGCTGTTCAGCTTGAAGCCGCGCCTCGAGTACATCCGGTGGGACTACGCCATAGGTTCCCTGAGGAGGGAGCACCTGGGGGGAGGAACCGTTGCCGTTTGCCATAACCGCCGATATCGCGGAAACGTTTAATTTTTGTTATGCTGAGCCCGATGGCTAAGCCCACACCAGGGTTCTTCCCGGTCACGAAAAAGAGCAAGATCACGCTCGACCCGACCACGCTCAACCAGCTCGCCAACGACCTAGCCAAGGAAGCGCGCGAGCTGAAGGACGTGCTGGCCGACTACGGGCTGACCGAGGAAGAGTACCACCACGAGGTCGAGCACATCCCGTATTACAAGAAGGTCCTCGACGAAGCCACCCGTGCGTGGCACGCGCCGATGAACACCAAAGCGCGCGTCGAGCTCGGCAGCTTGACCTATTTCGAAACGGTCATGCCCAGCATCGCCAAGGGCGCGATGGACGAGAAGCAGCCGCTCAACGCCCGCACCGACGCCGCACGCCTCCTGGCCAGCGTCTCTGGCATGACCAAGAAAGAACAATCGGCGAACGAATCAGCCGAGCGATTTGTCATCCAGATCAATATGGGCGAAAAGCCGGCCGAGAAGATTACAAAGACGATCGAGCTTCCCGCGCTACCAAAAACCCAAAATGTCGATTGAATACACCGCTCCTTTGACGATCGGGCGCTTTATGCGCAGCGACGCCTTCGGTCGCATCCTGGCCGGACCGATCGGCAGCGGAAAGACAACCGGTTGCATCATGGAGGTGCTGCGCCGCTGTATCGAGCAAGCGCCGGCTTCAGATGGCAAACGTTATACACGCTGGGCTTTTATCCGGCAGACGTTAAAGCAGCTAAAGGACACGGTCCTACGCGACATGGATAATTGGCTAGCTGGCCTCGGCACTTGGCAAGAAAGCAAGAGCACCTACTTTCTCGAGTTCGGTGATGTACGATCCGAGTGGCTGTTCATCCCGCTCGAGGAAGCCTTGGACCAGGCTCGCCTGCTGTCATCGCAGCTCACTGGCGCGTGGATCAACGAGGCGATCGAGTCGAATGTCGACATCCTGGCGCCGATCGCTGGTCGTCTCGGCCGCTATCCGAGCGGTCCGCGCGGAACGCCGACTTGGTATGGCTTGATCGCGGACACCAACATGCCGGTCGAGATGAGCGACTGGCACAAGCTGATGACCGAGCCGCCGAACGACTGGCAGATCTTCATTCAGCCTTCGGGTCTGGATCCTGCGGCCGAGAATTTGGCTCACCTCGTGCAAACCGAAGGAACGAAGCAACTAGCCGACGATGATCCGCGTCGAATAACGCAGGGTCGCAAATATTACGAACGATTTCTTGAACAGTATCCGATAGATCACCCGTGGATAAAGCGTTACGTTCTCGCTCAATACGGCGACGACCCCTCCGGTGAGGCCGTTTTCCGCGCGACATTCAAACCCTCCTGGCATGTTGTGGATGAAACCTTTGTTATCCCAGGTTACCCCTTGGTTGTAGGTCAAGATTTTGGACGAAATCCTTGGTCCGTGATCGGCCAAGTCGACCACATGGGAAGGCTGCTCATCCATGAAGAAGTCCCGGCGTCGAACATCGGCCTTGAGAAGCACATCAACGAAAATCTCAAGCCCCGACTATATTCCAATAAATTCATCGGATCTCGAGCCATTGTGGTCGGCGATCCGTCGGGAGTGGCCAAAGGTACGATTGCCGAAGAGAGCTGCTTCGACGCTCTTCGCCGTCTGGGTCTATCGGCCTTCCCTGCCCCAACCAATGATATCGATGCTCGGCTGCGTGCAGTTGAGGCTCTACTGGGGCGTGCCGTCAACGCGGGACCCGCGCTCTGTATTAATCGACGCAGTTGCCCATGGCTCGTGCGAGCCATGTCTGGAGGGTATCGATACGCACGGACGAAGCAAGGCGGTCTACGGGCAATACCGGAAAAGCTCGACAAAGAAGGTTTTTCCCATGTTGCAGACTCGCTCCAGTACATCGCGCTCGTCGTCCACGGCAACATCGTGAACGAGCTCATGCGCCGCAGCAATCCCTACCAAAAGCGACCTGAACGGCCGCAGATCACGGCGGCGGGATGGACTTAAGCTTCTTTTTCGCAACGTCTTCTCGCCACCTGTTTCTGATCGCATCGCGCTCGGCAACGCGCCCCTCGATCTCCGTCGACAAGTACTGACCGAGTTCTTTTTGATAGACCGCCTCCCTACGTTCTTTAGGCGTGAACCAATAGCTATCACTGACCGGAACATCGAAATTAACAAGTCCAACATGATCACGCTCTGGAATGGTCACCGTGACACGGTAACCCGCCCAGGTGAACTCCTTAGCACCGCGGAAATGCAGTTTAACTGCGGCGGTCTTGCCGGTTTTCGTGTGCCGTTCGTGCGCACGCACAATGTGAAAACAAGCCTCACGCGCACCGTTGGGCGTATAGACGATATCGCGATCCTGGAAGAAATATGACATCCGCCGCGGATCGACCACGAATTGCGCAGTCAGATCGCCGTTATGAACAGCAACCCGGATCATGCCGTAGTTCGAGTACTCCCAACAAGTCGACATGCTCATGAATATGCGAGCAAGCAGATGCTCTGGGTCCTCATCTAGATCCTTTGCCCAATCAGTCCAAACATCGGAAATGCCCCATGCGCGCTGTGGGATTTCAAAAGTTTTACCTCGACGTTGATGCGCACCTCGATGTTTGTGTCGAATGGAAATGAACTTAGTATTGAGCATCGGCAACGCGCGAATAGTTTCGTGATCAAGGAATACAGCATACTCGGTTGGAGTGCCGCCCTTCTTGTAATATTTCTTCGCGCTGAATGGCTTATCCCACCAGATCGTCAGCTTGTAAGTATCTCCACCTGACATCGGCGCGATCTCCGGTGGAGGACGATCGTACTTGGTAAAATAAAAAAACTTCGGAACCCACATCTCCCGTTTCTTGTTGCTCATCCCCTGCTCATATTCTTCAACCTTCTTCATTATACCGTAGGTCACGCAACCAAACGCCGGTCGGTGCATCTTCCACCAGGGGGTAAGCTTGATTTCTTTAACCCTATTCTTCTTCGTTTCTTCATCATCGCACCTAACGCCATCGTGCAAAAAATGTGTGAGCGGTGGAACGATGGTGGCACCGACACGCTTGTAGAACTCATAACTGTCAGCGTCACGCTGCTGCATGCGGCGCAGATATCCCCAGTAGAGATCGAGCTGCTCGAGAATCGTATCGCGAAATGTAAACTCGCCAAAAAGCTCGCGCTCGTGATAAACCTTGGCGTCATCCCCCACGATCAGTTTGTAATCCTCGGGTACGTCCGGCATAGG